GCTTCAACAGCTTTACCATCAATTTCTTTAAGGTTATTAATCATCTTTTCAATCCCAAGGTCACCCTCAAGACTTCCAGATATAGATATATCCATAACAACCTCCTAAAGAAATCTAATCGTGTTCTGCGTGAGGGACTTCTTCAGCCGATTGTATTCGACCAAATAATCGTCACTACCACCACGATCAAAATATTCGATAGATAGAACAGAAGCTTGTTGTTTAGAGATGTTCGAGTTAGTGTTACTTGCCAAATTGCAGAAATGAGCTGCTAAAAAGCTAGCTCCTCTTACAATATTGGAATCAGTAAAACCATCTGATCTAGCTTGATCTATAGCATCTTCAACGAATGCACTAACTACCCCTTCATCTAATTGCGTTAGAGAATCTTTAAGGTTGGGAAATAGCTTTAAACGCTCATTAATCTTTTGAGTCAGTTCTTCCATCTTCATCAATCTCCTTGATAAAGCCACCGTTTGTTAATTCTGCAATTCTTAACTTAGTACAAGCACCCGCATAGGATTTAAAGGGATATACATCCCCTTCCCAGTACACGTGCTTTTCGCCTAGATTATTTGCTGAATTAGCATTACCATCAGTGAATGCTTTAATAACCTGATAAGACATTAAACTTCACCAGGCTTTTTAGCTCCAGATTCTTGAACCTTATCTTGAGTTTCAGAAGATTTTTTCTTAGATCTAGTACCAATCTTATTTTCTTCTTTAACGTTATCTGGAGTATCTTCCTTGTCTTGATCCGTAGGCGCACCACTAGTACCTTCTGGACCAGTAATACCATTGAAAGTAACCTTAATAACCTTAGTTGGATCATATAAGTAAGGTGCTTGGTAAGTACTTGCGTAAATATCAGTTGTACGTTTACTTGCATGTCTTTCTAATTCAACAGCTACATCACGTTTAAGCATGATCTTAAGTGGTGCTTTATCATTTGCATCTTTCTTAGGCTTAATAAAGATTGCTTCGTCAGCATTTAATTTACGTGAACGGATGAATTGAATGCCTAATGTTTCGCCTAAGACTCCAGAAATTACTCTTTGAGCACCAATTTCAGATCCACGTAACCAATCTTTACCTGCAGTCAATCTAATTCGACCCGCAGCTTTTGGTGATACTACAGCAATGATTGGTTGATCGTCTTCTAAGTTGTACATATCAAGCACATCTTGTAGACCATCTAAAGAAACATCAGTAGTTTTTGTTTGTGGTGTGCCACGTAAAGCTTCCAATGCGTCATTATCAATCTTGTTTTGGATGGATAAGATTAATTGCTTACCCGCTTCACCCATTGGATCACCATAGCCGGTTAATAAAGTTTGATCTGTAATAGCTGTACCATTACCAACTTCTTTAATAGTTGCTGCCTTAGTTCCGTAAGTTAAGCTCTTAGTATCAATTGCTACACCTTCTTTAAGGTCTTCAGCATCACCAATGTAATTCCAAGATGGAAATTCAACGGTTGAACCTGGTTTTCCTTCTAAAGTACGGTCTACTTCTGCTAAAGGTGCAAAACGTAATCCTGCTGTTAATTCAGCAGACATCATATCAGCTAATACTTGTGGGTCTAAAACTTGACCACTCACAGTAATTGCATCTGCCATTTATTTAACTTCCTCCTAGCAAAGAAGCAACCATCTGCTTGTACACAGAAGGTTGCTTCTCTTTCAATTTAAGTTTTTCGTGATAGTCCATCCCTTGGAACTCTTCCTTGGTAATTGGACTGGTTGCATTATTGTTTCCGCTTTTTGGTTCAGGAACATCAAACTCAGCACGTCTGTTAGCCTGAGCTTTTTTATTAATTAGATCAGCAAAGCTATCAATATTTGCTTGAGTGGTTTCAGCATCTTCAGCAACTACGAATTTAAGTGTGTCGGAATCTGCTGTAATTCCCTTCTTGCTTAATAGATCAGTAGCTACATGTTCCATTTCTGAACGATTTAACTTAGCTTTAAGCTCCTTAATCTCTTGATCTCGCTTATCCAGTTCATACTTTCGGCGCTGATCTTCGTCCATCTTTTTAAGCTTATTGGCTTCGGACTCTTCATTTTTAATCTGATTTCGAACATCCTCTTCAATTTCAGTTCGAAGAGACTTGCTCATCTTTTCTTTTTCTCTCGCTAGACGACTTTGTACCATTGCATCAACTTCAGCTTGCGAAAAAGTCTTTTCAGATTGTGCACTATCTTGCTTTTCTGGCTCTACGTCAGCTGATTGAGTAACAGTATTGTTTGCTTGTTCTTCCATAACGGAATCCTCCCTTTTTAAAGTCTTGTTTGACTGTTATCCTTGCAGCTTTTAATGCCATTCAGCATGTTTTGGGCATAAAAAAAGACACCTATCTGGTGTCTAAATAATGTTTATTCTGTTTCTTCAGTAGGAACTCTCCTACATCTGCAATTGGGATGACTGTCTACTGGTGGTCTAGGGCTATCAGGATCGCCAAACTTATAAGGTCCGGCAGCTTCAATAGCCAGGCATTTCTTACATGCACCAGGCTCAGTAACCCAATCATAGTACCTAACTTTTTTAGACTTAAAAACCTGTTCGGTAAGCTCATCTTCTCTAGTTGCCGCTTCCGTTCTTGCTAGCCTTTTTGCTGATACCGAAGCATCTCTTATCGCTTTAGGGATGTTGTCCTGTCGCATACCCTCTGCATTTTCTGGGAAAAGTTTATCAGCTATATCCTCAGCTCGCATTCCTTGTTTAAGCATGTCATTAATGTTGCTATCAACACGGTTGAGCAGTTTATCATGATCTAACCATATTCGATCTAGCCAAGGAACTCTTAGTGCTTCACTGTTTTCAACTGTATAATCGGGCTTCTCAATTTTCTTAGCTTTAACCCGGATACGTTTATTCTGAGTCTTACTAAGATCATTATTTTTCTGAATATACCGCACCTCATCATTAACGGCCGTAGCATTATTCTTTTTAATTCGATTAACTACAAGATGAGTAACTCCTATCAAAGCCATACCGAGAGTAGCTGTAATAAGTCCTCTCTGCGATGTTTGACTTATAGCTGTGTAATTGTCCCTTCTTTCAATTTCAGGCAATTCAAGCTCATCTGGTAGCTTGTCGTATTGCCTTTTTAAAAGCAACATATCTGACCGAGTAACCTTTTTATGAAGATTAGCTGGCACTAAAACACCGTCAACAGAATATTTATCAAATACTTGATTAACTACAGCCCTAAGCTTATCGACGGCTCCGTTATAAATCTCATCGATATCCTTATCAGTATCTGCATCCCTACTTAGAAGCTGATTGATCCTCTTCTTTTCTTGCTGAACCGTTGTCATCTTGTTCACCGTCCACTACAGAATGATTACCTTTAAGAACATCAATGTTTTCTTGGATTTGTTTCTTGTGCTCGTCGTCCATCGCCTTTTCTTCCTGACGTGGATCATCGACGATAGAAATTTGTTTAAGCCACGTGCCTCTTGAAATGCCTAAGTTTGCTAATGCTTGAGCCGTTTGCGCTTCAGTTAGCGTGTCATGAGGTAAATCATACTGAGGATGAATATCCAAATCTTTCCAAGCATCCCTAGCAACCCCATCTATTAGATCTGATGCAAAAACAACCTTATAAATTGCCTTAATTGAAGTAGAAAAAGCTCTAGTCTTCAGCACTGACAAGTTCATCATTGGCTTGTACTTCATTTCAAGTGCCACTCCAGTCGAATTGCCAAAGTCCTTGTCATTAAGGTTGACAATCATAGATAGCTGGTAAAGATTATCAATAATTCTATTAATTAGGTTCTCCTGTGTCGTATCAGCATTAGGTTTGCTCAAAAAATCCACGTCCAACTGTTCAACCGGTTCATCTTCGCTATCTGAAGACTTGAGATTAATTATCCGCATATCTCGTAATTTCCTAAGTTGTTCATCAGTTAGCAAAGCACCTAGAACTTTCATATACGCATCAGCAAAATAATCTACGTCATTAGCCTTCTCACTTAATGCTTTATCTAGTTCGTCGATCAAAGTAATGACATTTGCAATTACACTCAATCTCTCATCATTTTCCTTGATTTCAACGATTGGAAGCAGTCCAAACGGGTTAACAGTACGACTTCCTAATGAATTACCGTTATCTCCGCTGTTAAATTCATACTGATAGCGTGCAGAATACAAAGTAAT